GATAAAGTCATGCCTAATGCGCAGATTGAGAAGGATGGTGCGACTAAAGATTTAGGGATAGTGATTAATATAGGTGATATGAAAGCCGTTTCTATTAATGAGATAGAGACCATAGAGGGTGAAGTAGTTGCCGACTCTTGATTTTGAGTTACATGATAAACAAAGAGAGATATTCTTATCTAAGGCACGATTTCGTGTAGTAGGAGCGGGTAGGAGGGGAGGGAAGACGTATTTAAGTGCGATTGAACTCTTGATAAATGGTTTAAAGAATGAGAATGAGCATGGAATCTCCCTTACGAATAAAGAAGTATGGTACGTTGCCCCAACCTTCCAGCAGGGAAAGGACGTTATGTGGAATCTACTCAAAGACGTGGGTAGAGACGTTATTGCAGCGACATACGAGAACGTTGCTACAGCCAAACTTATCAACGGAAGACGAATCCAGATTAAAGGCGCAGATAGACCTGATTCTCTACGGGGAGTGGGCATATCATTTGTAGTATTGGATGAATACGCCTTTATGAAACCTGAAGCCTGGGATTTAATCATTCGTCCTACTTTATCTGACGTGATGGGTAGAGCCTTATTTATCGGGACACCAGAGGGGAAGAATCACTTTTACGACTTGTGGAAGTATGCTGACTTAGAAAAGACAGAAGATTGGAAAGCCTTTCACTTTTGTTCACTCGATAACCCTAAAATACACCCTAAAGAGATTGAAGCTGCTAGAGAGTCTATGTCTGCTCAAGCCTTTAGACAGGAATACGAAGCCTCCTTTGAAGCAGCAGGGGGTGGGAAATTTGAAGAGAGAATGGTGAAGTATGCAAAACAACCAGATGAGCAGGGAACTATTTACATGGCAGTTGACCCAGCAGGATTCGGGACAGGGGATGGTATGGTTAAATCAGAACTTAAGCGCCTTGACGAAACTGCAATTGCAGTCGTTGAGAAATCTACAAAAGGATGGTTCGTTCACGATATTATCAGCGGAAGGTGGGACATCCGTGAAACAGCCCTCAGAATACTCCGTGCTGCCCAGCAGTACCGTCCAAGCGCAGTTGGAATTGAGAAAGGAAGCCTCAGTAACGCCATCATGCCCTACCTTGAAGACGAAATGCGCAGACTCAACGTCTACCCGAACATCGTACCCGTCACGCACGGGGGGCAAAAGAAAACAGAAAGGATAACCTGGGCATTACAGGGTCGATTTGAGAAAGGGCGAATTACTTTAAAAGAAGACCACTGGAATAGTAAGTTCGTCACTCAGCTATTAGATTTCCCTAATCCAATGGCACATGATGACTTATTGGATGCACTTGCATATATTGACCAAGTGGGTTCTACTAACTACAACACTGATTTCTCAGGTATGATTACTGAGTATGAACCTTTAGACCCGTGGATTGGTATATGAAAGATATTTCAGTTGAAGTTGCACAGAAGTTAGTCTGTCCCTTCTGCCCCTATGTAGAGGGCGCACAACGTTCTTATACTTGTGTGACAAATTTATGTATTATGTGGGAAACCACCAAAGAAGGGCGCGGTAAGTGCAATCTAGCTAAATGAAAGCCTCCGACTACAACTTAGAACGAGATATTATGCTCTCAATCCCTTCGGGGAGAGTACCTTACGCTTCTAGTGTTAATAAGTTCGGTGATAACCCTGCTGTAGCCACCAGTGCGACTGAAACCGTATGGGACGGTTCAAATATATACCCTTTCCCCGCCACCGCTTCTATTACTCATTTAAGACAAGCCACTGACCAGGTAGGTACTGATGGGGGTGTTGTTATTGAAATACAGGGTTTGGACGCTAATTGGGACTTAGTGGTTCAAAATGCGACATTAAGCGCAGTCGATACCACGGTAGAGATTGTTCTAACTACTCCTCTAAGGCGAGTCTTTAGAATGAGAGTCTTAAGTTCTGTCGTACTTGTTGCTGATATATGGGTAGGGGCAACAGGGGTTGCAGCAATCACAGCCAATGGTGTGATAACAGCGGGTAATAATCAAACCCTCATGGCAATTTACACTGTCCCAAATGGTAAAACTGCCTATATAACAAAGTACCAAGCCTCTTTAAACAAAGATTCAGGTGGTGGTAGTCCAAGTGCTGTGATTAAAATGTGGCACAGAGATAATCAGAATGGCTACGCTCCACAGATTAAACATCTATTAGGTGTGGATTCTGGTGCTAACTCCTTCTTCGTCTGTAACTTTTCACCTTATTATAAAGTCACGCAGAAGACAGATATTTACTTAAACGTGAGTAATTTATCAGGGACAGCCACCGCAGACGTTTCAGCAGGTTTCGACCTCATTTTATTGGATAACTAATTATGCCAGCACCTACACCTTATAACGCAAGACAAATGAATGATGTCGTAGTCGAACCTAAGAAAGTCGAAGTCGATGTTAATAGTCAAAGACAAGAAAGCCTTGTTAAATGGGTTTTATCCCATGTTGAACAGTGGGAACAATACCGTGACAACAACTTTGAAGAACTTTGGAATGAATACTACCGCTCTTGGAAGGGAGTCTGGACAAATACAGAAAGAACTCGACAATCTGAACGCTCTAAGTTCATCTCTCCCGCCCTCCAGCAAGCAATTGAAATGGGCGTTGCAGAAGCAGAGGAAGCGACTTTTGGACGAGCTAAGTGGATTGACATAGAAGACGATATTAAAGACCAACAACCTGCTGACATGGTTTTAATCCGTGACCAACTATTAGAGGACATGGAATTAAACGGTGTCCCTGATAACGTTGCTGAAGTGTATTTAAACGCTGCTATTTACGGTACGGGCATTGGTAAGATAATTGTTACTGAAGAAACTGAACTTAAAACTGATAACGAAGGATACACCGATGAAGAGACAGCCACTAAGTGTTACCTTGAGCCTGTATCACCTGAAGATTTTGCTATTGACCCTGAAGCTAAAAGTATTAATGAAGCTCTGGGTTGCGCACATATTGTCGTCAAACCTATTCACACCGTTGAGCAAAAGCAAGCTAATGGGGTTTATAAAGAGGTAGATTTAGGCGATTACGCTGATGATAGGGACATTTCTAGTAAAGGTGAGACAAAAAGCTCTATTGTGAGTGATAAATGCGAGATTATGGAGTATCACGGCTATGTGCCTTCGTATTTAATGCCACAAGAGGACGAATTAGATGTAGATTCTTTCGATATGACTGAAGCGATTATAACAATTGCTAACAGACAGTCACTTTTGAAGGAAGTAGAGAACCCTTTTACACATAAAGACCGCTCGATAGTGGCTTTTCAGTGGGATAGAGTTCCTAACCGATTCTGGGGTCGAGGCATAGCAGAAAAGGGTATCAATAGCCAACGTGCACTCAACGCAGAACTGCGAGCCAGACAAGACGGACTAGCTTTAACCATTCACCCGATGATGGCAGCCGATGCTACCAGACTTCCAAGAGGAATGACGTTAGAGGTTGCCCCTGGTAAGCAGATTTTAACAAATGGTGACCCTAAGACCATTCTTAACCCGATGCACTTTGGTGAAATGTCTTCTCATACTTACCAGCAGGCTAATGAGTTAGAAAGAATGCTCCAAGACGCTACAGGTCAATCTGTGGCTTCTGCGGGGGTTTCCTCACAACCTACGAATGCGACAGCCAGTGGAATGTCGATGATTCTAGGTGGAGCGATTAAACGCTCTAAACGAACCATGCAAAACATTGAAAGACAGTTCTTAAAGCCTATGATTACCAAAATGGTTCATCGGTATATGCAGTTCGACCCTATGCGCTACCCAAGTATGGATTATAAGTTCCTACCGCGTAGTGCGATGGGTATTATGGCAAGAGAGTTCACACAGACTCAAATATCTCAAGCTATGCAAACCACACCCCCTGATTCACCTGTATTTGGTGTTTTATTGGAAGAGTTCTTTAATAACTCTAATTTACCTCGTAAAGAAGAGGTTGAGATGAAGATTAAAGAGATTTACAAGCCTAAACAGCCTGACCCAATGCAACAAATGATTCAACAGCTTCAAATACAGAAACTTCAACTAGAGAACGAGAAGATTAAGTCTGAAACCGTTGAAAACTACGCACAGGCGGAGGTTAAGCAGAAACAGACAGAGGTGAATGCCTTTAACGCAATAGCGACTGTTGAAGACCGTGAACTAGACAGAATGAAGTCTAATGACTGAAAAACAGGAAATTGAAGCAATACTTGACCTATTTACAACAGAAGGGTATAAGTTTATGCTAGAAGACGTAAAGAAACATTATGATGCCATAAGCAATATCGACAGTATAGAGAGTGATAAAGCTCTTTATCTCCTACAAGGGCAGAGACACAGCCTGAAATGGATAATGAATATGGAAAGTTGGTATCAGAACGCACTGGATAACTTGGAGGAATAAATGCCTCTATATGAATACCAGTGTAAGAAATGTGATGTGGTTTTCGAGGCTT